TTTACTCAGCAGCTTGAATTGAGCATGGACAGATCCTTCACGTTCAGCATAGACAGAGGGAATTACGCCGACACGGAAATGGCGATGGCGGCAGGTCTCGCGCTGAAAAGGCAGATAGATCAGGAGGTGCTCCCCGAAATAGACAAGCATAGACTGCTGAAAATGTATATTGCGGGTACGCATGGCTCGGACAATTCTCTCGGGGCGTATGAAGCTATACTCAAGGCTTCGGCAAAGCTGACAAACGACAAGGTGCGGACGGACGGCAGAGTAATTTTCATGAGCGCAGATTTTTATACTAAGCTCAAGCAGGACTCGAATTTTGTGCGCGGAGCGGACAGCTCCCAGGCGATGCTGACGGAGGGAAGCATAGCGAAGGCCGACGGCATGGACGTATATGTTCTGCCGGGGGAGTATTTGCCGTTTGGGTGTGAGTTTATAATTGCACATCCGGACGCGACGGTCGCGCCTCAAAAGCTGGCGGAGTATAAAGTACACGACAACCCCCCGGGGATGAACGGCTGGCTTGTGGAAGGGCGAGTGTATTATGACGCATTTGTACTCAACATGAAAAAGGACGCTATATATTCTTATCAATCAGGCTTAGGAGTACTTAGCGCAGCGAGCGAGGCAGGCAGCGCAGCCGGCAGCACGCTCATAACGGCAGCCGGAGCGGAGCTTGCGATGAAAGCGGGCGTAGAGTATTACTATAAGATAGATACGACAGCGGCGAGTGTAACTTTCGGAGAAGAGTTATCAGGATTTACCAAGATGACCGAGAGCAGCATAGAAACTGCATCGACAGCGGGCAAAAAGCTAGTCGTGGCGGCGGCGGTAGACGGAAAAGCTGTGGCGTCAAGCGGTGAAATTACAGTAGTAGTGAAGTAAAAACTCTCCGGAGGCGGTCGAGGCAAAATCGGCCGCCATGAAATAAAACAAAGGGAGACATGAATGCAGGAGCAGATAACCAGGATAGCGCAGATGGCAGCTGAAATCAGAGGCATGAGTGAGGCAACAGACGAGCTGGCGGCACAGACCGAAGCGGCGGTGAAAACCATAGCCGCTTATCTAAAAAGAAAAAGTCTGCCTGAGGAGTTGGAATGGGCGGCGGCGGAATACATAGCGGACGGAGATGCGGTGGCTGCTATAACGGAAGGGAACGTGAGCTTAACGTATGCGGGAGATTCCGGATTAAGGCTCAGAGATTTGCTGAGCTCATACAGGAGACTTATATGACAATACAAAATGCAAAAAGAGCGGCTGAAAAGCTCTTCAAGGACAGCTTGACTGTGTACCGAGTGGAGGGCGAGAAGGGCGCGGATGGAATATACTCGGAGAAAGAGAAAGTGATATACAGAGACGTGCCGTGCAGTCTGTACAGATATTCGCAGAGAATGAGCAGCATAGCGAAAGACGAGAAAAGCCTGCCTGAATCATATGAGATGTACACTATAATTGCGCCGCCGGACGTGCTGATCGCGGCGGGAGACAGAGTGGAAATAAAGCGCGGAGGCATGGTTTATATCGGGCGCTCAGGGAGAACTCATGTTTATTCGACACATGGCGACACCAGAATGCGCGTATGGGAGATTGTATAGGAGCGGATGAAGTGATAACAGCAAATCAGATAGTCATGGGAGTGGCAAGAGCGCTGTCAGATATAGGGGCGAGAATATACGCAGAGTCTCCCAGAAAAACAACGGGAGAGCTGAGCGCGCTGATTAGCATAAACAGGATTAAAGAGACGGCGGAGAGCGCAGACAGCGTAAAACGAGAAGTGACAGTGCGCGTAGAGATTACTGAAGGAAAGCCGATGAGCGCGTCCGGATTTTCAGAGATAAGTGCAAAAATAGGCAATAGCATCAGGCCCGTCGTATACATATCGGACAGAAAGCTGCCGCCTGAGAGTGTGGAATATTGGAGAAGCGCAGGCGCGGGATATGCGGACATAAAGTTTGAGTTTTACGACGATTGCGCTCCCGCTTCGGAAAGCGACGATAAGCTCATGCAAACGCTTGGAAGTGATTTTAAATTAAAGCTGAAGTAAAAATAAGGAGGAAAAGAT